ACGTTTTTCATCGTCCGTTAAGCCTCGCATGACTTTTCGCAATTGTTCTACGACTTTGGTTAATCCGATAAATTGTCCGTTAGCATTATATATATCAATGCCAAGTTTCTTGAATTTATCTGCTTGTCGCATTAAATCTTGGAAAGCTCCTTCAGTCGCATTTGCTGCTTCAGACGACCGAAAGCCCGCGGTTGTTAAAGCTGTATATCCAGCAAGTGCTTCTTGCAAGCTTACGCCCAAATTTCGTGCTGCTGGAATCAATTGCCCGAAATCTCTCGCAAGTTCTTCATATGTCAAAAGCCCTTTCTTTACCGCTTCGAATTGCATGGCATATATCGTTGTGAGCTTATCTATGCCAAGTCCATATGCGTTTATTATCGAGATCGCACCTTGAAATGTAGTTGTAATGTCTGTTGCACCCGCAATCGCCGAAACAACGGTTGCCTTCAATATGTTCAAGCTATCTTTTGCTTCGACTCCAGCCGAACCAAGCATGTACAAAGCGTTGTTAAGTTCATCTAAGGGTTTCCCTGTTGCCACCGACAGATTCATCAACTGTCTTTGCATTTCTTTTGCCTGATCGCCCGTCATTTCCATCATCGTGCGTGCATTTTGGAACGTCTTCTCTATCTTGGACGCAAAATAAGTCGAACCGCTAACCGCACCAGCCAGCGCACCTGTGAATGCAACTGTGTATCTTAAAGCGGTGTTGATTGCATTCGAAAACTGCTGAAGATTTTTTCTTACATTGTCAACTCTCTTTTGAAAAGTATCTAAGTTGTTAGATACAGATCTTAGTACGGGACTTGCTGAATCGGTCGCTTTTATGACCACTCCCAGTGTTTCCTGTCTTGGCATTTTCATCACCCGCCTTTGTTTTTACTTGCGAGTTGTTCCACAAAAACAGTTTTGAAGTTAATCAAGAAAATAATCCAGTCTAACGGCTGATCCAAAATTCCCCCGGGCTCTGGAAGATTGATTATGTTGCCTTTATGATCCACGTATGCCAGAACAAACTGAAAGTAATTTTCCCTTATAAAATTATACATTTGTCTATCTTCCCCTGGAACATTGTTTCCCATTTTAACATCAGAAAGCATTAAATTTAGCCAGCGTTTTAGTTTGTATCCTTCAATTTTTATCATTGGCTCAACACTTTCGAATAATTTCTTTTTCAATAGCTCAACTGTTTCATGTTTTAACATTCCGCAAGTCTTTGCATTTATGGGGGCGTTTTCGCTCCATCTAAGAATGTGACAAGGGAGAGCTTCGAGCACTCTCCCTTGTTTTATCAACTCATATCCTCTCACGGTTAGTTTTTTGTACTCGATCCAACTTCCGTCTTCAAATTCCAAAAGCACTGTTACCACCTACGAGACTGTACATCTCTTGGAGTTTTAACCATATGTTCATCAGCGTTGTCGCTTCCACTTTCTTGATATTTTCCAATGTCACGGGCACGCTTTCGCTCCAAGACTGTATTATCTTCGCCAAAAACTTATAAGGAATCGCGTTGATCGAAGACAAATCCAGTATTGCATTGCCCTCTCGCGTTACCTCGACCTTCGAGTTTTGAAAGATTGTAATTGCCTCCTCCCTAAGCTCAGCTGTTAGCTCTTTTGGAACTTCAATCCACGTCTCGGTTGCTGTGTCTACAACTTTCTTATCCTGAATGTACAACCTTACTGTTTCTTTGCTCGCAAAAAGGCTCATTCAATCACCCCTTAATATGATCCTGTTCCGTTAGTATAATCTATGACTTCGATGATGTCACCAGCTCCTGGGATTAGAGCTGTAAACTCTGCTCTAAACATTATTTTATCAGGCCCGGAGATATCGTGTGTCATGTTTGAAAAGAGAAGTCTTGGAATATAGATTGTAAGTTTGTTTGTTGCGTCTTTTGCAAGTTCGATTCCAATAGCTGCTTCAGTGAAATTTTTGAATTTAGTGTATTCTCCAGAAACTACTGAACTGTCAAAAATAATATCAAGCGAGCCGGTAATTTCCAGCGTTCCTGGTTCTAAGCTTTTTCTTTTACCTGTTCCGTCTAATCTGTAATCGTCGGAGTCAAGATTGTTATTGATTGTAAGTTCGATGCTTGAATAAAGATCTGTAGTCGTTGTGAATTGGTCTGTATAAAGCTTAAGCTCTTTGAAATAGAATGGATCATCTCCAGGAACAGTTAACAACCCTTGTGTTAAAGACCCGCTTTGTTCTTCTTTTCCGATAAAATCAGCTGTAACAGTTGGAATTGCTCCTACACTTCCAGAGAATCTGAGTTGATTTAATTTCATTCCCAAATATTTAAAGCTTTGTCCTGAGTGATTTACTTCTATACTTGCACTCGGTAAATCTTCAGATAGACCAATTGGAGTAATTTGTGTATATTCATCTCCAGAAGAAGGAGCAGCGTCCGGATCTATAAGAGTAGCTTTTCCTAATGCAAGATAGAAGAGGACTCCTGCAGTTTCTGGATAAAGCTCTACATCTAGACTTCCTTCAGCTCCTAATTTTCCAGGAGCGAGAGACTTTATTCCCCTTGTTCCTAATAATGCTTCTGATCTGACTGCTTCAACTTTATGGTTTAGACTTTCGCTTTTAAATGGTAATTTCCATGTAGCCGTTGCTTCCGACCCGAAACTCGATTCAATACCGAGTAAAACACTTGATTTGGCGCCTGTATACATTTGAACTCACCTCCGTTATTCTTCCCATTTAAAGCTTATTTGCATAAATACGAACAGCCGTTTTAAGTTCTGAACATAACTGTATTGGATCTCAGATATTTCATAATAAGCGAAAGAGCTATCTAATGTTGATTCGATTTGTGATATTTTTGTATCCGCCGTTTCGTAGGCTGGATCTGGTGTTCCATCAACCGAAAATAAAATAGCCATGTTGCAAGTGTAACGTTTTCTCGTGCTCGTAAGATACTCCGGGATTATCTTGTCAATAAACACGGTTGCATTGTTTGCTTTTTGCAGCGCTCTATCATCTGCAATTGAAACGTTATCAAAAATGTTTTCCAGTTGAATTATAAAGTTTCTTACCGTGCTAAACATTTTCCCACTCCCTAATTAGCTCATCAATATACGCCGATAAATTGAATTTTTCAACTGCATCACGTAGATATCGTTTTTCGGAAGTCCCCTTTCGAAAGATTTTCCATCGAACTTTGGCTGCAACTTCATCTAATTTCTTTCCAGAGAGCTGAAATTTTTCGTGAACCCATTTTCGTATCGGATCAAACGGTGGTAAATGCGGCCTGGTGCCGTATTCTACGAATGGTGCATATAAGAGATTCGAAAACACAACCACCGTGTCATAAGCCCGCGCTTGTGTCTGCCATGATTGTGCAAGGGCTCCTGTGTTTGTTGCCCTTTCAACAATGTTTTCAACGATATCACGCTCGAGTTGTAATCCTGCTGAAATCAGGGTGTTTTGAAGGGCTTTTTTGAATCGTTCATCCGCAACATACTCTTTCACTTTTTTGAGGCTTTCTCGATCGATCGCGATGTGTATTTCCATCACAGTTCGACTCCTTTAACGCTTCTGTAGTGTTTGACAAGCATTCTTAGATGACCTTTGAGATCGTCCAATGATTGAGAAGCATTCACTATGCTGAACGAAGAGAGTTTTTTGAAGTCGCCCATGATTATCTCGTAGCAGTCGGCCAGTACGTCATTCCAGTAAATGATCTTCGCTTGAACAACCACAGTACCTCCCACAGGTGTTGAAAAAGTCAACGTTCCTGTTTCTTTGTCGAATGAAAATTGTTGAATCTCTACACCGTTAACAAAGACGCGTTCTTGATAGTTTTCGTCCACTCGCTTAAATCGAATTTTCCATATTTTCTTTTCTATATCGAGCGGTTCTGCTAACGCCAGATTGATTATGCTGTTGTCGGCGATGATCTCTGTCAACTCCTGATCCGTGAACAGTTCCGCGCTCTTGTCTGGAATCTTCATTCGTAGATACTCGAGATTTGTCATTTATCTCACTTCCCTTGTTTTTTCTTTTTACCTCCTGTTGGTT